TAAAAACATAACAGTAACTAACGAAGATATAGCCGACGCCCAGGAAATTACTTACGAATTATTACATAAATGGTTTGTTATGGATATTGGAAGTATGCAGAAACTATATAAGCCAGTTACTAAGATTAAAGGATTAATGAAAATTATAGAAAATAATTATGACAAACGAAGAATTATTAGAGAAGATTAGTGAGATTAAGAGAAAAACAGTTATTATTAATTCATTAGCAGATATTCAAGAGGGATTAGCAGTTGATATAACTTTATTATTAGAAGAAGTTGGTGGGCATAAATATGAGTTTAAGCAGATTATAAATACTATTAAGAAGCAGACCACATTATTTATGGAGGCTATTAATCGTAGGTATAAAGGTAATGATAATATGATATTGGCATTCGGAGAAACTACTGATATGTTGAAAGAGTTTATTTACACAATAATTAATAGTAAGAAAGATGTTACCAGACGAGATTAATAATCCAATACCTAAAACAACAGCTTTAATGATTAAAGACGTTACTGATTCACTTAATAATTTACTTCAGCAGAAGAATTTAAGGTATGGGAATAGCGCATTGAGTCCATTGGGTATATTCAGCAAAGATAATGCTACCAGTGGGATTAAAATAAGACTAGATGATAAATTGATGCGAGTAAAGAATTGTTCTGAATTAAGAAAGAACGATGTTGCAGATTTACTGGGTTATTTAACTTTATTATGTATTAGTGAGGATTGGTTAAATTTTGATGAATTAATAGATTAATATTATGGATTATACAGCGCAAATGAATGTAGGTGAAATGGAAATTAGATTTATATCATCAGATATTCAGCCAAAAGGAATTGGATTGCTTGTTTTACATCCAGATGATTATGATGATATAATTAAAAAATATAAACAAGATGAAAATACCAAATGAAGACGAATTAAGAGATTTATGGTTGAAAAAATACCATAATATAACAGTTGCTAAACTAGTAGAATTACTTCCAAAAGAAGTTTTACAAAGTTCTGACTGGTTTAAATTATACCCATGCACTCAACGACAGCATGATGAATGGGTTGTTGAATGTAGGGAATATCTTAATAAAGAATGTAAGCTTACTAAATATATCATAGAACAAGGTTGGGGATTATTATATCTTAATTGCTCACCATATGTTTTAACGGAAGGAGAAATTTAATATGAGCGATATTTCAATGTGTAAAAATCCTATAAATTGTCCTAATCAGAATAGCTGCTATAGATTTACTGCCAAACCAGACAGTCTAATGCAAAGTTATGCTGATTTTCAATATGTAGATAGTAAATGTGATTATTTTATTGACAATAGAAATAGATAAATATGAGTGAGGTAAGAAGAGATATATTTGGTAATATACCAAAAGTTGGGGATATTATAATATTTAATCCACTAAGATATAAGGGATTAGTGTATGCAGAATGTATTGGTTTAACTAGTTGTGGCGGCCCAAAAGTAATTGGAGATATGTTAACTAGTTGGCCAATGTCTACTCATATAAAATTTGATGGATTCTATTCGGTTAAAACTAATTTTGCAATAAAATAATATGAATAACCCACAAGAAGAAATAGGATATGCAGCTAATTTATTATTAACTGTAACATTTGATGATATATTCTTTACATCATCAATAAAGGATTATGAATTTAATGTATCTGGATTGTATAAATATTTACAATCAGAATTAGAAGATATTGTTAAACGTAATTTTATAGAAGAACATGAAGAGGTATTTATGGATACTGATTTAGAAGTAATAGTAACTAGTATAAAAAGATTTTAAAATGGATACCATATATATCGAAATGTCTTTATGGCAAGAAATAATTGTATTAATACTGGCAATACCGTATGCAATTTTATTAATTTCACTAGTATTTGATATGCTTGGAGTGTTTGATTTATTACACTGGATTTATTTAAAATTAAAGAGAAAGTGATTAATAAAAAATAAAGGATGGTACTTAATTGTATCATCCTTTATTAATTTTTAACAGGTACACGGTAGTGATAGTCGATTTATTTTTAAATAATCTGGCTCTTCACAAATTTATTCTTAGACTTAGGGTCTTGCAGCTCATACATATTCTTAAATGGACTTAATTGCATTAAAGACTTCTCAAAATATGTCTTACCTTTATATACACCAGACTTAATATCTTTCTTAAACGGAGCCTTAGATATACCATATAGTGTTTCTAGTGTGCTAGTAGCAGCCGATGGAGAACTAATTATATTTATAACCTCAACTGGATTAGTAAATGCATTCTGTTCAAGTAAAGCTCTAGTAGAAAGATATGCTATAAATTGTGCCCAGTAACCTTCTTTGTCATCGTCAGCAGCAGATTGTGCCAATAGATATAATGAGAACAAAGCCAATGAGAATGCAACATCAGTAGAACCACGCTTAATATTCCTTAACTGATAAGGTTCTAATCCTGGTTTATAAGCTTTTAAGAAACCTTCTTTAGTAGCCTGATATTTTAAAAACTTAATTAACTGACTTGTACAAGTTCTATGAAAACCTTCTTCATATTGACCAGTACTATAATTAACACCACCTTTTTTCCAACGTTCAGTAGCACCTTGAATTAACCAACCACGGTGAAGCAATATAAGTTGACCAGCAATACCAGTATGAGCAGCACCTTTATCCATAGTGCCTAAAGTCCCTTCAATAACTGATACTCTACTTTTAATTAACCCTTCAATCCTATTCTCAACCTCTGGAGTTACATACTTTTTAAACTCTTCTTTAATAACTAATCTACCATCCTTAGCTTCATAAGCATTATAAAGACTTTTATTTCTGTAGCTAGACCATAGTTTATCAACCTCGGAACTTGATTTATCTTTATTGTTAGCTTGGAATGTAGCTTTATCAACGAATTTACCATTAATCAATCTATTGTTATCATAAATAGCAAGTCCATAAGCACCTTTAATTTGAGTACTGAACGGCTCATACATTCCATATATCACATCCTCAGTTGTAACTCTACCTAATGGATTATTTATATCCAATCTATCAAATATACTATGCATATTCTTAAGTGCGCCAGAACGCTCTAAAATCATTACAGTTTTATCAACATTATTTTTAGTAACCATACCCTTCATAAAACTACCAAATGATTTAGCTAGTTCAGCAGTAGCCCATAATTGTGATTCTTTAGTAATATAAGTTCCAGCAGCAGCATCAATGGTTGAGTCAATATTCCCTTTTATTCCACCTGATAAAGCAGTAAATACATTCATAAATAAATTCTTTGCACGAATATATCCAATTATTTTTCTAATGAATTTAGAAGTATCATAAGTCTTACCATCAATTGTTATATTAGCTTTATCAACTGACTCTCCAAATACATGTATTTTTAAGAAATTCTCCATAGCCTTATACTCGTTAGTAGTAGCTCCTAGCACAGCCTTCTTTCTCTTAAAATCATCCTTGGTTTTATAAACACTTCTTGAACCTAATTGTGATTGAATTAATGATAAATCATCAAGCCTCTTAGCTAATCCGTTAAAGTTATAAGCCATTTCACTAAAGTGAGCATACATACCAGTTATATTATTAGATAACTGAGTCATATCAGCAAGTGGTTTAGTAAAGTATATTGGCAACATTCTTTCAGCAGCACCATGTACATTGATTACGGTATCACCAGATTGGTCACCATATTCAGTATCATCAGAAACTATCTTAAACTTATCTTTAAATCTAGCACCTAAGTTACGCATCTTAACTGATAATGTATCATTACCATCAACTAATATCTGCATATCATCTTTTCTAATCTGAGGTAGCATATAGAATTTTTCCAATGAATTATAGATTCTAGGTAAATTTTCTCTTGACTCTATATGTATTTTCTCAAGCTCTTTATAGTAAGCGGCTACAGTTGGATGCATTGCTAGTAATTTAGCAAACTCTTTATTTACTGGAGGATTAGGCTGATATTCAGCTCCATCATGTGTTTTATACTTAACAGCAAATTTGCCCCATTCATTTTTAAATACCTTTTGACCATCCTTATCAAGTTGTTCATAAACTACATCGTAATAACTTTCAACACCTAATGCTTTTCTGATACGTTCTTTAACAGCAGTTAATTCTCTATTATATATACCCCAGTTTTTATCTGAAATCATAAATCCAGTAAAATTACCATGCTCATCTTTCTCTTTAAAGATACTCATATCCTTAAAACTAGCATCTTCCATCTTAGATTGTAGGTAATGCAAAACTCTACCATTATCATAAGCCTTTCTATGGGCTTCATTGTGTATATTATTTACAACACTCCAAACCATTTTAAGAACCTCATCATTAACTGAATGCATTGGCATAACATTAGCGCCAACCCAACCAATATCACCAACTTTAGAATTAAGTAATTCATCTGGGTTAAATTGCATTTGTTTTCCATCTGGGCCAGTATAAACAACTGATACTTCTTCTAGAACACGTCTAATGCGCTTTTCATGCATCTTCTTAGCATCCATCTTTAGAAATGCTAGCGCAAGTAATACTTCATTAACATCCTTGGTTATAGCTTCTTTAACATCCTTGAACTCTGGATGGTCTAATGCTATCATAAGGTCATCAATAACAGTCGTATAAACAGTTGTAATATCAATAAGCTCCTTAGTATCCTTACTAGACATTTCTTCAGTATCATGCTCATCATAATACTTCTTGGTCTTCATCATAGGCTCAAGTTCGTTGGCCTTGATAAAACTAACAAAGTTTGTTATGGCTAACTTAGTCTGGTCTTTATCTAAATTACCTTTAAGTATCTTGGCTGCCATTTTAAGGTTCTCTGATACTGCATTACTTTCATTAGACGCAGTTTTTCTAGCAACCTCAATAGCCCTGTTATTAAGCCTAGTTATATTCTCGGATAACTTCTTCTTAAGATTTTCTAAATTATTACTAACTTGAAAATATTTATCAGTACTTTTAATGTTATCAGAACTTATATCTAGCGTATCTTTAAATATACCTTCAGCAATTTTAGAATAAATATCATCTATACCTTTCTGTAAATCAGTTTTACTAAATGATTTTAATGAATTTTTAAACCAGTTGATAATTCTATCCAATACTGATATTCCTTTATCATTATACTTACCAACTATATATGTAGCAAGTATTTTACCCATAGCTTCTTTAATCAGCTTAGTTTCGTTGTTGTCATATAGCTCGCCATATTCTTCAACTACAGCAGCATATTCCTTAGTAGTTTTTACGTTATTAGCCATCGACTTAAATAATGGATGATTTTCACCAAGCATTTCTATAATAAAGTGACTAGCCTCTTCTGGCAGTGTAGTAATATCCGCCTTGCCTTCAGCTACACTAATCATTTTCTTGAGCATATCAGACACAGCAATACCATCTACACCAAATTGCTCTTTAAAATTAGTTATCTGTTCAACAGTAATACCGAATTTACTTAGATAATTTACTAGAAATTCATCTAACGCAGAAGTACTAGTTTTCTTAGCTTTATTAGATAACTGAAATGCATATCTAGCAGTATAATTACTTGCTGGAATTACTTCACCATCAACATTATATGTACCATCACCTAAATCTTCTACAGTTGTATCTACTTCTGAATGTTCATAAATAACACCATCAACTTCATTATCTTCAACTATCTTTTCAACACCATCTAATCTGGCATATTTAGGAGTGAAGTTTAAATGTAGTTTATGTGTAATTACATCATCTTTATCTACAGTCTTTTCTATCCTATGACGAGTATTATGAACCTCATTATACTTGGCTAAACGATTCATCATGTTGGAGGTCTTTCTTTCAGTATAATAAGCTGTAACAAATCCCATATCTTTCTTTATATCCGTAAGATTAGGAAACGTTGGTATATCGTCTTCATTAGAAATATACATAGAATACACAGCATTTTCATTCTCGTAGTACTTGAATAATTTCTTATACTCTCCACTTGATTTATTTGGACATTTATTCATATTACTTACATGCTTCTTTACGTTCCATAATCTCTTCTTTAGTTGGAACTTTCATTGTTTTTATACTACTATCTATATTATTTCCAGGAACTATTGATGATTCTCCACCATTGCTATCGAATTCATATAATAATCCTTGAGCACCTAATGTATTAATTCTTCTAAAGAATAACATACCATTATCACCACTAGGCTCGTTTTCATAAAGACTAACTTTGCCATCAACTTTATAGCTTATGTATCTACTAGTTGCAGTTAAATAACCATCTTTATCTTTAGTCCATAACTTATCATTTTCAGTGATTTCTGGAATGATAATTATCTTATTATCATCAACCAATGTAATAGTATTATCCTTACCACCACCGTCTTTAAACTCAGCTCTAGGTACAAATTTACGATTATCAGCCATATGTTTATAGAACTGGTCTAAGAATATACTAGCATCAGTACCACCAATAACATTAGAAATTTCCTTACCACTTTCATCAAATGATTTATTAACACCAGGATTTTGCATATTCTGGATACCATAAATCATATCTGGCATTAATGTACCATTGTATGATATAGTTGAATATAAATCAATTGGAACTAAGCTTGATATTGATTTAGGTGTAAAGTTTAATCCAGTAGTATAGAATGAATACTTAATTAAATCATTTGCCAATTTATCAAATAAGTAATCTTGTACCAGTTTCTCAGCAGAAGTTCCTTTAAACTTATCAGCAAATTGCATTATAGCATTTAAGTTATTGAACGACCTATAATCATCAGTAACCTCTAGTAGGGATAACTCTTCATTGGTAAGTAGATTGCTCTTCAATAACTCATTAGTCAATACTAACTCAGAGTTATGGTTACTCAAAGCTTTCCATGACTTCTTAATATCAGTACGTTGTTCATCTGATGAGGTTTGACTATTATCGAATTCGATAATGTCCATACCCAATCTATTATCAGTACCAGAAACTAATGCATCAAATAATGGTTTAATTTCATCTGATTTAACAAACTCTGGATATGTAGCTTTTAAGAAGTTTATATCGCCAGGAAGATTCTTAACAATATTGAATTTATTGTCCTTAGAATACCACTCAAATTTACTAGAGTAATATTGTACCAACATTTGGTCAACTAATCTAGCATCATCGGCTGATATAGAATAACCTAAATCTTGCTCTATAACGTCTTTAATAGTACTAAATGATTCGTTTAAGAATGGATACAGTTTAGACATTATATTATCTAATGGTAATTCAACACCATATTTAGCAAACATATTATTAAATCGTTGGTCAATTGATTTCTCTGTAGATTTATTTTCTTTAACAAATTGTTTAAATCCATCTATGTCTTGTTTTGAACCTAATATGTGAATTTGTTCTGGTTCAAATACTACATAAACATCAGAAATAAATGGGTCTTTGTAATTCTTTAAAATAACAGAATCATTATTCTTAGAACCTCTTATCAAATGAGCAATATTACCAGACTCGCCTTTTTTATCTAATATATTTGGGGATTCAGTATTTAACACAACCATATAAAGCTGTTCATTTGAATTATCGGAATTAATTTTATTTACCTTATCTTCTATATCTTTAGATATATCTAGAAATTCTTTATGTTTATCAGTAAATTCAGAAATTCCATTAGCAAATTCAAAGTTATCAAAATTAATAATTTCACCAGTACTATTTACTATAACATCTCCATTCCCAGAAGGGTCTCTTTTATCAGTATATCCACTTTCTTTAATTAGTTTAGAATATAATTCATTATCAAGTTTTTTTATTTCATTAGATTCTATAATTTCATCTGTACTTTTAGTGGCCCAATCTTTGTCATTTGCAATTGAATAAGCACCAGCATTTCCCTTTGAACTACTAAAGAAAAATCCTAACATAGCAGATGGGGCTTCAGTATTAACGCCCAATTTCTCTTTAGAAAACTCATCAAATTTTCCACTAGTTGTTCCATGATATAAAATATCCTTAACCTTACTACTCGGAAATATACTATTTAAATAGTTGGAATATTGTTGTTTGTCACCAATCTTGGATAGCTCAGAATTCTGTTTAAATAAATCTTCAACACCATCTTTTACTGGAGTATTATCTACAGCAACTTCTTCATTATTACCTTTAAGAAACTCCTCTGTATTCTGTATATTCTTAAGTGTTAATGCTTTCTTAACATTTCTCATTAAAGTAATACCTTCTTCCATAAATTTACCAATACCTTTGGTATCAGCTTTAGACGCAGCTATTAAATCACTAAAGTCTTTAGAGGCAACAGTATATTTAATCATATTAGCAAGCACTTGACATTGAGTGACACTAGTTGAATCACCGCCAATCATCTCAAATAATTTATCTTGATTGAAGTTGGTAACAGTAATTTTATCAACTTTAGTTTCAACACTCATTGACTTAGCAATAGTTTTCAATGCGCTTAATAAATCTCTTTCCTCACCTAAACTTATCATTTCGATAGTCTTAAGTATTACTGGTTGATTTATAAATGCAAATACAGTGTTTATATCAGCTCCAGTTGCAAGCATTAATGATATTACATCGGCTGTATGTTGATTATAATTTATAGAAGCCAATAATGGGTCTTTACCATTATCAACAGATGCAGCTAGTATCTCAGCAAAGTTACGAGTAATATTAACTGGTTTGCCTGATACAGAATTAGCTACCTTACTATTCAACATATCAGCACCATTAGTTCTACCATCAAACATTATTGGAAAGTTCAATTTAAGATTACTCCATTGTCTTTTAGAAGCATGTGAGTTATGATTAGCAGCAATACCCTTCAAGTCACGACCTTGAATATTCTGAATAGTCAAAGCATCCATTGTTTCAGCCCCAAATATATCTTTAGGTATAGATTTATTCTTATTAATCTTATCAGATATTTTTCTAATAGATTCATAACCACCTGGAGTCATTATATCCATAGCAGTGTGAGGATTTGAATAGATACCAATAAATGTATCTAATTTCTCATTACCACGAGCTCCCTTAGTGTTTTGTCTGGCAATTGATAACTTATCAAACTCTTCATCTGAAACCGTCTCTAAAACCTTTAAATCACGTTCTTTAATTAATTCATCACGTTTATTTCTAAGTTCAACAACTTCTTTAACCGATTCAATCTCTACCTCTCCACTGGTATTTTTATTCAGTACATCTAGTTGTTTATATAATTCATAAATTTCTTTCTCCACTGATTCCTTAAATTCTGGTTTAGTTATATCTTTACCGTATATTTTATATATAACAATATCTTCTGGTGTTGGATTATTAGCAATGGCAAGTTCTTCATCCAGTAAATCTAGTTGATAGCCAATATCTTCTATTGATAACTTCTTTAATTCCTTAATTTTATCATTAGCATCTTTTATCTTCTCATTGTATTCAGATTTAATCTTACGACCTTTATCTGTTCTATTAGCATATAATAATTTACGTTGTTCTTTAGTTGAGTTTGATTCGTCAAGATATTGCTCTACTTGTAATTTACCTTTAGATTTAGCTAACTTCTTGATAATCACGTACATCTTGTCTACATCGTAGTCACTCCCACTTATAGTTGTAATCTCTGCTGGCAACATAATTGCACCACCAGAACCTGTTGGTAAAAATCCAGTTACCTTTAATGGTAGTGATGAATACTTATCCTCATTAGGAATACGATACCCAAATGCCTTTAATAAATCTGGAAGATGTTCATTTACTTTATTAAAATCTATATCATTATTTTCACCAATCCAAAATAGGTCATCAAATAATTCTTTCCACAATGCTGGTAATCTACATTCAGCATAAGCTAAACCTTGAGGATTAACTACCTTACCTTTCTCTATTGATTTAGGTTTAGAAGTTTCTAGGTATTCTTTAACTTGTTCTGCCGTTGGAAGTTGTTGCTCGGTTGATAGATTTAATAATCCAGTATCATTCCATTCTTTAGAAAATATAATATTTGATGGTATTTTTCCAGCATTATTAAACATTTCTATCATCTCTAATCCAGTATAGCCATTTAGTGATTTTTCATCGGTATTCCTAAATGCAACCTTAAACTCTTTGGTTGGATTTTGTTTAGCAACTTCATACATTTTTGATATATTTGAAGTTATATCATCTATTGATATCGAACGAAATCCACTATTTTCTTTTATTCTTAAATCCTTGGTTGGTAATGCATATGAACTTCCTTGTAATCCTTCTCCTTGACCATATATTGCACCAAATTTATTTCTAGCAACCTTAGCGGCCCCAGCACCATGTCTACCTTCTGGATTACTGCCGAATACAAATATAGTATTTTCAGATGGAGTAACATCTCCTTCGTATTGTTGATTAACTACAATTGGATTTTTATCTAACCATGTACCTATTTTATCAGCAAAGGCTGGAGTATTTACTACCCCAACCTGCTTTGCCAACTCCTCCACTTCTTTACTCTTCCAATTTAAACAATTATTCGCCATAATATATTTTTATACTGTTGTACACTTCTTAGCATGTTCTTGTTCTTCTTTAGTTAATTCTCTCCATAACTCTTCATTATAACCCTTAGCTTCTAATGGAATACGATATTCATCAGATAATTCCGCAAATATAGTTATATTTTCTGACTCTACCAAATCTTTCTTATAATTAACCCTATCTTCTTGTGATTTGAATACTAATTTAAGGTCATTATTAAGTCCAACAGACGATAGCTGTATCAATGAAGCTTGGTTAATCTTCTGCTTAGTAATCTTATTTCTGGCCATTGAGTGAAATATAGATTCCATTTTAGTACCAAACAATGGGTCAAATGGTGGCAAATTAATCTTACTAGTTTTACTATTATAACTAATTGCATCAACAAAGTCTTGTGGTAATTGCTCACCTTCAGCAGCTAATTTAAGTATAGATGATACCTTAATCCAATCGAGTTTCCCATTAGTCAAAAACTCATCTTCAACATTATCATAAGCCTCAATTACAGATGCTTCAATTAAATCAATATAATGATTTTGTAATTGAGAATGAGTAAATGGTCTTCCGTTAATAGTGTAAATAACATAATTACCATCTTTATCTTTGTCAGTTAAGTTAGCTATAGCATTTACTTGTAACTGAGTAGATACTGGTCCAGTTGAACCAATATGATGTTCTGGTGTGGCTTGTTGAATACCTCTGTGTTCCATATTAATAATATGGTGTAATGGAGTTTTCTTATCGACTGTCAATTCATCAAATCCTATTGCACCAGATTCGCCTACTTTAACAGCGCTATTGAAATTAGCTATATCAACATTATTCCTGTTCATATAATCATATAGCGCTTTCAACTTGGTTTCACCATTAACCAACTGCGGAAATAATATAAACTCACTATTCTTATGTTGATTAGGTATCATTAAGTTACGACTAGAATCTAATCTCTGGTCGAACATAAATGGTTTAATAGGCTGTAATGTGATAATATCAGCACCAGTACCTTTACCTTGGATTAAGTTGTCATAAGCTCTCTGCATTGAATCAGTCCATAATTTATGTGCAACCATAGTTCTTCTATAGAAACTAGGTGTAATAAATGCTTGAGCATCAGTGTGATTAACTTTACCCCAATTCTTGATATTACTATCCATTTCCTCTTGAGTAATATTACCAGAGTCAACTTGTGATTGAAAGAATTCAGTTATACCATTAATAGACGGAGCTACTATTTCAACATCTTTTACATATATTGAAGTATATTGAGTACCAGCATTGACTGTTTCCCTATATTTACCATTAGTTTCGTGAACCTCATAAGAAGCACTTGTATCTGGAACTGACTTAGGAGAAAATATCTCCTTAGCTCTCTTTATATAATCAACAGCAACGCTGCCATCTTTACCTTTATAAAATGCTGGGTCACCGATAGATAATAAAGACATTCCGCTAACAGATACCATAGTATTCATTAGCATTTCTTCAACATATCTCAATACGCCATCTTTGTTATCCATGTAATTCAATAAGTCTTTGCCTAACTTAGATTCTTTCTTATTGATTTGAACACCATTCATTACAACTAATTTATACTTAGCAAGTTTATTAGAGTAATCTTTAGCTTGTTTAGCAAAGTATTCATTAATAACCTCTTTAGCAGCCTCAACATTATCAGAAGGATTACCTTCAAAACCATTAAACATAGTAGCAACTACATAACCAGTTTTAGTACTTTTTAAACTAGCATCATCATCATAATTCTTTATAGGATTAACAGCATTATTCTTAGCTAAATTCTGTATCCTATTATATTCTCCAGTAGAAATATTAATAATTGCTGTAGTTGCATCATCTTTTGATAACTTATCAACAGCAATAGTCAACATATTGGGTGAATCCGATAATGGAGGCATTCTTAAAATAACTTTCTTCTGACTCTTATTATTAAAGAATAAAGTCATTGCAGCATGCTTTAGGTCATTATCTTCATACTTAGAATATTCTTTTCTGGAGTTGTAGATATTCTTACCTTCTAGTATAGCTATATTAACTATCTCATTTAATCGCTCTCTAACCTTATTCTCTTTCTCTATATTATTATCTATAGCACCAGGAATTTCTGAATACTGATATTTGTTATCTATAAAAGCTTGTAAACACTTTTGTAATATAATGTTATTAAATACAACCTTTGGTTTATTGGTAGCCAAATCAACTTTGAAATCTCTGATTATATTAAATGGTTCATTAGTAACAATTCTACCAGTGGCAAATAATGGGTCTTTAGAATAGTTATCAAGTATATCTAAAACCTTTTTAGGGTCATGTAAATTATGAACCAATGTACTAATAAATTGTGGTACTATTTGAGAATAAACCTTTTCCTTGCCAACACTAATATGACTAGTTTCAAACATTGATGGAGAATTATCTTTAACCATCTTAGCAATCTTCCTCAATGAGTCGTATGCTAATCTCTTGACAGATTTCTTATCATCTGTTCCAACACCTTCAAATGGATTTTCACCAGCATCCATGGCCTTGAAGATAGATAGTAATGAGTTATAATTACTAGCAAGTAAATCGCTTATATTTACTTCTGGATTAGTTCTCATACTATATAAAGTATCAGAAGAAATATCTATGCCTATAGAATTAAGTAAAGATGACATATTGTCAATATCTTCTTTTGAATAGTCTTCTGATAATAAATTCTTAGCAATTACCTCAAATTCAGCCAATTTCTTACCACCATTAGCCCCGCTCACTTTACCTTTAAAGAAATTGCTCTTAGTATTATTAAACCCATAAGCCCATCCTTTATAAACTGAATCTGATACACCTGACTTATTGGCATCCATAACTTTCACATTACCATCTTTATCAGCATATAGATATAAGAAAGTCATATTTGGTCTATTAAATGCTTGAAACATTGATGTACCAAATGATGCATCTTTTTTAATCATATTCAGCAACTGTTTATATTGGGGATAATTCTTAACATTCTTAGTAAGAATTTCTTTCATTTCATCAACAGTAGTAATACCTGATAATTGTTTTAGTAATGTGTTATAAGTCTGGTCATAACCATAATATTTAGGTAAACCAAATTCATTCTTTTCCTTGGTTTTTAAGTATCTCAAAACATTCTTTACTTCTGATGGAGCTGTATTTTTACTAGATTTACTAATAAAGTTTACATCATATACTTCAGCTTTACTAGTATCGTCGTCAATAGCTTCCATATATTCTTCTATAGAAACTGACTTATTTTCAACACTATTAATCTTTACAATAATACCTTGATTCTTGTTGAGCTCTTCCCATGATGCAAATACTAATGGTAGTGGTTTACCTTCTTGGCTAAACATCTTTGATACCAGGTACAATAGATTAGCTTTAGCTGAACCAGCAAGTGTATCAGCCTTTAATCTAAGCATATCTCTTATGTCTTTTTGACAAGCATAGGTATCTTTTTTATTCTGGATATAAGAGGTCATTACCTCAGCATCATTCATATCAGTCATAGCTGGATATGTTTCTCTGAGATAAGGCAATAACATAGTAACAATATACTTATTGATACTATCAGTAGCAACTTTACTTTTAGAATAATCCCATCCAGCTATCTCTTTATACAACCTAAGTGTTGGGTCATTAAAATTACTAGTCCTTAACTTAGTATATCTACCTTGCTCAACACGATTAGCAAGTTCATGTAAATTAAAACTATTTTTATTAGTCCATACAGCATTAAGGAATTGTTTAAGTTTCCTAAATATCTTAGCCATAAATCCTTTAGTTGATTTATCAGCTTTTCTACCAAGTAGTATTTCCTTAAACTTATCGGCCAACCACTCTTCTTTTTCTTCTAAGGTAGTACCCTCTGCTTGAAATAATAATCGATTAACTTCTTTTTCAGTTAATGCTAAGTTGAATATAACGTGGAAAGCCTCATGATAAACAGTACCTTCTGGCATATTATCACGAACCCATATAGCAGCATTATGATAAGCGGCCCAAGCAGTATGTCCACCACTAGTTACATTTCTTACCATATCACGAATTTCTTCTAACTCATTTACTGATATATGTGGAAAATATTTCTTAAACCAAGCTAATTCTTTCGCACTATCTTTAGCAACGGTTTCAGTGGATTGATATAAACTTACTTTACCATTATTATATGCAGCTTTCCTTTTGTTATAATCTTCTAAATAAACGTTATAGTCTTCTTCTGTTTCAAAGGCTGGACTAAATTCTTCATATTCTTCACGGTCTTTATGTGATTGTTTACCAAATAACTCAAATAAGTCGCTGTCAGTATTGTTTGGAGTTAATGGTTTGTTGTTAATTACATCTTTACCAAACTTAGATATTAATGCATCTCTATCATCAGGTTTTTCTACAGGTATTTCTGACTCAGCCAAACCTTCATAATAGTCATCATCTCTCGAATCTTCATCATCCTCTTCTTCACTCTTAGCAAGTAAAGCAAATGCGGTTGGATTTGGTTTTTCTTCAATTGTAGGCATTACTTTAACCTCTTCTTTTGGTTGGGATTTAAGTTCTGAAATTAATTTAGCATATTTAGATTTTATTTCGTAAATTTGACTGTCGTCTTGCTGGCTTTTAAAGCCAGCAATATCTTCTCCTGCAAAATCCCTTACGGTGCGCACTAATCCTTCTATTGATTTAGATTTATATGGTGCGTTCTCTGAAATACTAAATATCTCAAAAGAACCATCGTTATTCATCTTGAATTCTTTTAATTTTGATGGAGATTTACCGTTTGTAGTAAGAATAGTTTCATTAGTTATTGATTTAATATTATCAATAGTCAATGGAGTATATATCGTTTTCTTGACTACTGGAAGCAAATCAATCGCAGTGTCTCTATAATTTTCTAACTCATTAATCTGTTGCTCAATCGTTTTGCCAACTATAACTGGTTTTTCAACTAGTTTAACTTCTTCAACTACATCTTCTTGGGCTTTTTCAAGTATAACTGGATTAGATACAACGGATTCTTCAACCTTAGTCAATACTGGTTCTGATTGAACTGCATTATCAACTTGTTTTACTGGAATAACTTTCTCAACCTTAACTTGTTCTGTAAAGTTTTCTTCAACCATTATTGAAACATTATTCAAAGGTGTTTCTGGTTTAATTGTAAAGAAGATATAATCAGCTATAGCATCATTATAAGGCTTACTGTTATCTCCAATTGCATTGTCTGTCCATTCGCCTGCTGGCTTATTGAATAGTTCCTTATTGACCTTTATTCTAGCATTATTTAGAATTGATTTAATGATACCATACTCTTTAACATAGTTTTCTGGTAATTGGTCTTGTTGTAAGGCCTTCATTACTTCTTTGAACTTGGCAATAGGTAGTTTTGATAGTTTGTCAAAGAATAATTTATCATCCTTTACGTTAAGGAAAATAACCTTTTTCAACGCCTCTAACATCCTGGAAGTACCAAGCTTCTCATTGTCAGATATAGCTTTATTAATGCGTTCTAACAATACTTTTTTAGGCTCACCAGTAAGTAATGACATTGGTTTATAGAAAGCTCTAATAATTAAAGTATCCCATGGCGCAGCTGGATTAGGTATTCCAACAAATACACTACCATTAGATTCTTCTGCGTATTTCTCTCTAGTCCACTCTTTAGCAGCTAATATAGCTTTGTCAGCTCCACCATATTCTTCTTTATCAAATCCACGATATTCACCATAAGTATTCTGTGCGTATTCTTCGTAGGATACACCAATCAATTCAGCTTTCTTACTAGCTTTAACTTTATCATGCTCTTTAATATATGTAGCAATTATTTCAGTGTAATTCTTATCATCAACTAATAACTTGTCACTTAATACTTGTCTGTCATTTTTAGATGGACTAGGATGAACTGGTATTGGTTTATCCATGTTAGGGACAAGTCTTTCACCCCAACTTATAACGCTATTCTGTTCAACAAAACCAATTAGAAATCCACCAGCTTTCTTTACAAATTCTAATAATGAAGTAGTTGCATCAGCTTTTTTACTACTAGCCTTAGATTGAATTAAATTCTTGGTATTGGGTGAATGTCTTTGAACTTTATCAACACCATCAACTTGTTTTATATCAATACTATAATCAGATACATAACCAGCAACTTTAGAAGTGAATTTATTACCATTTGGCATATAAACAAACATCTTATGAGCAGTACCTTTCACTTTGGTATCAATGGTATTATTCTTACCTACATTAGATTTATCTTTATAATAAGTATCTAATTTAGCTCTAAGTGCACCAATTTTACTAGCAGTATCACCTTGTTTAGATGCGGGTAAATTTCCTATAACAATAATCTTATTACCTTTTCTAACAAATAATACAAACTTCCTTAAGGCTATTTTCTTATCCAACTCAGTAGAGCTCTCCATATAAGAATCGCCAGTATGTAAAGCTATTTCAACAACATCATCTGGAGTGATTTCAAACCTATCCATCTCATCTTGACTAAGTACATCTTTATTGGTGTACATAGTTGGCACAATAAAGTCATCACCACTTCTTCCTGGCATTCTAATGGTTTTTGAACCATCTGGATTATTTGATGTACTAGCATCTTTATCGGACTGGATTGGCTTAGTTTGAATTGCAGTAGGTTCAGCGTTAGCCTTAGCCTGTTGTTCATTATCATACTTAATTTTATAAAATCCATGTAGGTCTTTTACAAAAGCAGTTGACTCTCCATTTCCAGCAACGTATTTAATTATCTCAGTATTTAGTAACTTATTAAATTCTTCTACACTTTCTAATGCATCTTTATTTAATAGAGTACTATGTTGTGGGTATTGTTTAAGAAATTCAGCAACATCTTTTCCAACAGAATGAGTATTTTGTTGACCAATAACCTTTTTCATTACAGCTTTAACTGTATCAATCTTTTTCTCATCTTCTATAATCTTAGCCTCAATAGCTCTATCAGCTTCTAAATTCTGTTGATATGATTCTTCTCTAGCCTGTCCAGCAATAACTTCTTCTTCGGTTTGTCGAGCTTTTTGCAATTCAGATATTTTATCATCAAACTGTTTATTTATACCATTCCTAACCTTCTCTCTTTGAACCTTAGTATCTGTGGTGTCATTATATGGATTAAGTGAACTTAATTGGCTTCTTCTAGTATCATTTAATTTATCTATTTGCGATTGAATCTCTGGAGAAGCTATAGATGTGTTATTAAGTATATTAGCAGCAGTTTCACTTCCAAACGATGGTAAATCAGAATTAACACCAGTATCTTCTTCGTCTGTAATAACCTGTCGAGCCTCTTTAGCCTTCTTTGTAACCTCTTCTTTAATTATTTTATCAACAGGTTTATCACCAGTTTTTTCTAAAGCACTTACTACTTCTTCTGGAGTTTTAGCATTGCTAACTTCTTCTTTAATCTTATTTTTAAATACCTCATAACGTTTCTTATCTAAGAATGACTTGCCTTCTTCGGTTCTATAAAACTTACTAGCATGAAGATTATCTGCCAATTCATATTCATTAGTAGTCTTTTCTTTAACTGATTTACTAATCTCATTCTTAACTGTAGGTTTTAATGAGAATAAATTTAAGTCAGCAGTGTGTTCTTCTTTGGTATAATTTAATGACTCTCTTTCTTTAGCAACTCTTTCTAAATTGCTATTTATTAATTCATTCTTACGTTTAAGTTCATTTACAACAAATGATTCCTTGCCAGTACCAACTTTAGACTCCGCCTCAGTTAAAGCAATGGTATTTTCAGCCAACTTATTATTCCAATGAATAACTTCTTCGTCTAATCGTGTAGCATCTTTTAATCTTGTTGGAACAGGTATATTGGTTTGTCCACTAGCTGGAACCCAGTTCTTATCATCATTGATAATCTTATTTACATCTAATGATGATTGTCTTGCAGTATCAGTATAATTATCAACCTTGACATCGGCTAGGGTTAATATCTCAGCTTGAGTTCTATTACCACCAGTTTCATTAAGGTTTTGCTGAAATGTTTTGCCAGTAGCCTTAAGTTTCTCTATAATTTTATCACCATTCTCTTTTAGATGTTTGGCAGTATTTTCATCAAATCCTAACTCTTGAACATCTTTAGCTTCGCCAGATTTACCAGCTTCAATAAAATCAACTAATGCATCAAAGTTCTGATTAGCAGCAGCTTTAATGCCTAATGATGTAAGATATTCATTATGAACTCTATTATATTCTTTCTCATCACCAGAAGTTTCAGCTTTCTTTAGTTCTTCAGTATATGCATTAACAGTTGGAGCCCACGACTCAGCATTTTCTAATCGTAGTTCATCTTCTGATTGACCACCATTTTTTATGGCCTTCAACTTATTAATGCCTTTCATGCCGCTCATCATAACACCAGCACCTAAAGCCCCAAATATAGCAGATGTAGTAAATTCTCCATCAGTTACATATTTAGCAACTCTATCACTTAACTCTGATTTCTCAATTAAACCCATGCGAGCTAATTCAACATTCTTAGCATCTTCAGAAGTAATATATTGGTAGCCTTCTTCAGCACCCTCAGTAGTCATTTGAAAAGCAGTTGAAGCACCTTTTTTAGCTAATATAGGCATAAATTCTTTACCTAATGTTTTAGCCATAGTTTTAGTAACGGCTTTACTAATACTACCAAATGGTGCAGTTGCTACAAGGAATTGAGGTAAATCAGTAGCTATTAAAGCCATGTTATGCTTGAAATTATTTGCAGCAGCCTTACCACCAGCCTCTTTAGCTAATTCTGGAGTTATATAGAAGCCAATAGAACCAGTTTCTTGGTCATAACTACCAGGAATATCTATACCATATTCTTTCTTAATCTGTTGCGCTTGAGACATAGTAAGTTGTTTACCAACCAAATCTTCAAATTGTTTTACCAACGGAGCAGCTTCCATTGAGGCCTCTATATATCTTGATGTTAAAGCACCAGCAGCACCTTTAATCCCCCATTGAGCTAATGCGCCCATTTTACTGATAGCACCAATTTTACCTAAAGCACCAGCCACAGCCATACCAGGAAGCATCATTGATAATGTAGATATTATTGAAGGTGCATTAGCAGCCCAATAAGTCCAATCACCAAGATTAACTTGACCTTCTTTCGATGGGTCTTGATATATAGGCGCAATATCAGCTCCAGCTTCAATTAAATCAGTACCAGCTTGAGCTAAGAAGTTATTAAATTCAGTTTCTCTTCCAGTTAATACATTACCAATTTGTTCGATATCAGTTAAATAACCAACACCTTGTAACGTTTGACCAGCCAAAGTAGCACCAGTTTGAACTAATGCAGAGCCTAATGAACCAAAGAAACCCTGTTCTTCATGACGATGTTGTTGAATATCTTCTCCATATTCAATTCCTTCATCATAAACACTTCCTTCTTGTCCATTAAATACTGTTCTTGTAGGAATATCTACGAGATTTGACATTGATGCAGACTCAGACCTAGTCATAGCTCCAGTATTATTATCAGTAGCCTTAAAATCGTTCTTTAACTTACTACCACCAGTAAGTCCAGTGGTAGGGTCTATTGATTCATTATTATTTATTATATATCCCATATTATATTTATTCTGGTATAACTTTATCTGGCTGTATTTCTGTTTTAACACCAAATTCAGCAGCTACTGTATTTAAATAATCTTTAGTAAATCTGTTTAAATCTGACTTAGTGCCAGAATTTCCTTTTATATCAACAATCTCGGAAACTAATTTCCCATTTTCGTAATCAGTATAAACATATAGGCCATCTCCAGTATGTCTTCCATTCCTACCAAGTGGAGTAACGCTTTGGTCCTTATTAATTCTAGTTAATCCTAATCCATACTTACCAGAAGCGGCTTCTTTAACAGCCTTATACTGCTTTCTTTCTCGTTTTATTGCCATATTATTGGAACTAGCTAATGGTAGAGTATGAGTAGCGCCATCAGCATCTACCCATCTAGCAGTTTCAGTTCCTGGGTCTATACCAAATGATTGAACATTTTCTGCTTTATTTAACTCTGCTCCAGTGTATGTTTTCTTAGATGTTGTATATTTACCATCACTACCTTTGGTTTTAGTAGAACCTTCAACACCAGCAAATGATTGAGATACTAAATCTACATTAGGACTTTTAAATGTAACTCCAGCAGCAAATACATTATCTGTTTCGTCTATATTCCTTTGTACAACATTTCTTGCCTCATTACCAGGTACTCCAGATTCAATTAATTGCTTATATGTCTTATTCTCTTTAAATTTATTCTCTCCAGAATTGTATAGCTCGCGACCTTTATTTAAATTTATTCTCTGTTGTGATATTAATGATGGAATATGTTGAGTTCCAAGAGATTGCGCTCTTTCTTTTATAACGTATTCTGGAGAGTTTGGATTAGCTTTTTTTATTGCATTATATTGGTCCGAATAAACTTTTTCAAGCCTAGCAATTTCAGCCTTACTTGAATCTATCATTTTAGCACCTTGATTAACTGTTGTATTTGTATTCCTATAATCATTTGTCCTTTGAGATACAACTCCTCCTGGTTGTGGTTTATTTTCAAAGAATAAATCTACAGTATTCGCTGGAGGTGGTGGAATATTACTTCTACTACTAGCAGCATCCCATTCTTTATTACTTAAATAATCACTTTTACTACCAAGTACATATGACCTAGCTTGAGCATCAGCAATATTCATAGCCATATCATCAGATAGTTCTGGTTTAGTTTTCTTTAAAGTTTGATACATTGCATCCCTAGTAGCAGCAACTTCATTATTAGTTATTCCTTGAGTAGTCATAGATTTATAATATCCAGGTCTATCAGATGATACATTAGATTCACGGCTCTTATTTTTAAGTAATCCGTGGTCTTGGTCTAATATATCAGTAAGCTGTCTTCTACTAACTACATCGCTAGTTAAATCTTCTGGTTTAATATAATTACCTTGAGCATCAACTAAATCTGGCTTGGTAACATCTTTAATAACTATTGCTCCTGGACCATACTGTTGAACTAATCTACGTTGTTCTTCAGCTAATTTATTACGTTCAGCAGCTAGTCCAAAGAACTTATCTTGTTTAGTGTTAACTATCTCTTTAACTAATTGTTTAGATGCAGCAGCGTAATCACCTCCATATTGGTCAACAAGATTCTTAATTCTATCCTTGAAACCACCTATAACTTTATTCTTTAAATCTATATCTCTAGCATGCACTGGTAATTGCCCAAATTGGTCTTCAGCACCTAATGTACTAGCATAGGCAGTATCGTATTGACCCTGCCTAGCATTTAATTTATCTTGAATAGCTCCTACATCAGTTTGAATAAACTGCGGTGTATATTGAATCGGTTGTGCCATAATTATTTCTTAAATTTACGATATATTTGTTGAGATTTCCAAGGATTAGCTTTACCACTAGTTCCAGCTAAATAATTATCAGTACCACTAGATAATAATGCTGAATTTTGGTAATTAATTCTACCAATATCTTGCATTGTTTGTGATGGTATTTGAGCAGCAGCAGCATAATAACCCCTACGCTCATTATCAGCATTTACTCTATCTTGATAATTCATCATAGCAATTTGTTTGTCTAAATCAAAGTTCTTATCATAAGCTTTCTCACGTTGGCCCATATTAGTCATACCTTCTTTAAAATAACTTTGTGATAATGAATCTGATAGTTGTTGATTAATTCCAGCAGAAACATTACCAGCTCCAGCTAAATAGGCATCACGACTACCAGCGCCAGATAAATTCCTCATTCCGATATTACGAGCAGTTATAGCCTCACGATTAAGTCTTTCCCTTTCCTTCGCTAATGATATTTGTTCAGCATTGTATCGTTGTTTGAAATCAAATGGATGCGCTTTGGTAGTTGCACCTAATGCTATATTTCCTAACATACCAATACCGCCAGCAATAACAGATGGTAATACGGATTGTGTTTGACCTATTTGTTGGTCTTGACCTATAACTTGTTGTGGCTGAGAAGCAACTATATTAGAATCCTGCGGAATAGGATACATTACATTTTTAGGATATATAGTAGAAACAGCATTTTGTTGAGTTTGACCAGTATTAAAATAATCAGATGCTTGTGGAACTTTAAATCCTCCACCTAATTCAAATTGTGGCATTTGTCCAACTTGACTATCTGGCTGCATTTGAGGTTGTCCTTGTGGGAATTGACCTTGGGATTGTTGAACCATTATCTCCTGTTGTTGCATAGCTTTCTGAGCCATTGCTTCATCAGAATATTCACCAATCTTATTAACTTGTTTGTATTGCTCTTGTTCTTGTTGAAGTTTCTGTAATTCATTATCAAGTTCACGCTTTTCATTTGTATCCCAACTTGCTCTACTATAGCGTTTTACTAAATCTTGAGCACGTTGGCTAAAACTTTTCTTAGTATTCTTTTTCATATATTATATTATCAAAACCGATTTGAAAAAATGTACTTACCTATCCTTGTTTCACCACCTTCAGTTTGACCATACTTACCGATAGTAATTCCACCTCGTGGATTACTTTGATGGCTTCCAGCACTCTTTGGATATACTGTTATATTATCTAATCCTTTAGTCATTTGTGCAGCATTATTGTCATTACTAGAATTACTTTCAACAGTTGCCATTGGTCTACCAGACATTAAGGCTCCACCATTAGCCATTTTACCACCACAAGCATAATTAATACCGCCAACATTACTATATTGCCATGTATTTACATTTGGCATAAATCCACCCATAGCGAAGTTAGTACCATACATAGGATGTTCTTGTGCTTTATAATTATCCATAGCATTTTGAATACCAACCTGTTGTTGTTGCTTAGCTAATTGTTCTTTCTGTAAATCTTCTGATTCGCCTTTATTATGTGCAGTAGTAACCATACTACCAAGACCACCTAATGCAGACGAGCCTAATGCAGCTCCTGCTGGACCGCCAATCATAAATCCACCAATGCCACCAGCGACACTACCAATAGTACCAGCATTTTCAGCTAACCAACTACCAAGTCCATATTGTGGCATGCTATTATACAGATATGGATTCATACCAGCATTATTCTGTTGTTGTAATTGACCACCAGTAGCCATTTGTGGCGTATGACCAAATTCTCTACTAACTTCAAATCCTTTATAAGCATTTGGATTAGTTTTTCTAGCAGCTTTTACTGTATTATAGTCAATCTTAGATAACATTCCGCCATTGTTTGGGTCTGGATAATCACCAATATCATTTTTAATAATAGGTTTTCTTTTACCAATAACAACAATTTCTTTTAGAGAATTTATTATAGGAGTTTTAGTATTTGATTTAACTGGCATAGTTGTAAGTGTAAAAAGTTTTCAAAGATAAGTAATTAATTTGTAATAAACAAACTTATATAGTCTTTAATTAAAACTATTTATATTTATTTATGAGTGGGTCTAATATAAGTTGTTATATCGTGTAATTTAAATACCTTATTGTCATGATTATTAAATGTGAATTTCATTGATAAAAAAGTATCTACAAATCTACTGCTATTCTTAGTTATCTTATCTTTTGGCATAGGAACAGCAGTAGTCCAACTTCTATGTCTACGAGATGTATTTGGATAAGTTTGAGCAGTAAATGGTCCATTATCATTATCTTGTTTAACTACGGTAATTTGATTGACTGATTGATAACTATTCTTAAATTCAATAGAAGTAACAGTTTTTAAATTATCTCCATGAGTACCAGTAGTTACATCGTTAATATCAGTTTCAAATATAGCAATATCATTAAATATACTATTCTCAGAATTATAATCTCTAACTTCAGTTCTAAATTCAACATTATCAGAGACGAATACTCCAGTAGAATTAGTATTTACCAATATTGACACTGATGATGGCTCATAATATTTTATAATATCTGTATTTGATAATAAAGCCACACCTCCATCAAGAGTTGTAGATGGGGCTATTGAAGACAATCCCCCATCAATTATTTCTGGTAAAATATGTTCTTCAGAAGTTCCTCCATCGGTTATTTCTACAGTATCAATTGATAAACTTTCAGAATATAATTCACCAATATCACCAGCATTATGCTGATAAATATAATTTGATATTCCAGGAATATTTTCTGATTGTTTAAAAGATAATAATCCATCAGATATACTTAGAAATAATTGTGGTGTTGCACTACTTCTTGGTTGAAACATATTCATATTCTCATTGTAAACCAATGTTTTATTATGAGTTCCATTATTTATATTAAATAATAATTCTCTGAATACTGGGTCAAATCCAATAGTAACTAATGTATCTTTGTCTTTATATAGTTGTCTAAATAAAGTATTAACACCTTTCTCAATAGATAATGCAATATCAGAACTACCAACAATATCTAATACTTTTCTGTTATGGTCAATAAAATATAAGTTGGTAATAGTATTTATAACATGTTGAGGCTTAATTATACCTTCATTGTACTTAACATAATCATATCTCTCTAATACCTGACCAGTTCCTAATGATAATTTAGCTGCATCTCCTTGACCAATAATATACCTATCATTAACAGCGGCAACACCTATAGCTCCTTCTTGGAAGAAATATAGTTTATTATCAAGAGTGGTAAGTTTATGAATTTCACCGTAAACACCTTCGACTTCTAGTGTATTAGCATACAAGAACTTACTCCAACTATCAACATGCTCTCCATTAATCTTTTTCTCTGAGGCCTGTATTAAATTAGGATTAGATGTTGATTCAGTAAATAAGAATGGTTTTGGAAAAAATGTTGGATATTTAGAAGTAGATGAATATACAGTGTTATAAGAATTAAAATCACCAATTTTAGGGTATTTATCTCCCCATATACTAATACCTTTTAATTCAGTCTCAGCAAGCCCAATGTTATCGCTATTTATATTTGCTCCAGAAAAATATCTATATAAATATTTACTTGGTTTACTTCCAGTTAGCATACAATTTATAGACGACTCTAATGGCAATAACGATACAACTTGTTTTCTATCAACACCGCCATTTGGCGGAATCCCAGTCTCATCTATATCATCTATGCTTGGGTCCGCTCCAGAAGTTAGAGTATCCCAAATAGTATTATATGTATCTCCATATGCAGACGCTTTTATTATTGCTGAATATTGTGGACACAATATAAACTTAGATACCGACTCGTATTCATTTAAAATTCTATTTATATAAGTATTTCCGCCATATCTTGAACTAGCATTGTCTACGTATAAATCAAGTATGTATGTAAACCCATCAGTCTTTCCAATATAAGTATTTGGAAGTGATGTGTTTGATGTTAATATAACTCCAGTTTGACCATACATTGTTTGGCTCATAGCAGAAGTACTTTCAACTCTATTTATATATTTCTCTGTATAATTATTTGGATTCAATAATATAGTTCCACCGTTATTATCGGTTACTATGGTCTTCTTTATTTCACTTAAATTAAAACTATACCCATTTGGAAGTACGTCAGTAATTTCTGTAGACATAGAATTAACTTTATTTATCGGATTAAATATAATAGATGGCAGTCCACTAAAATCAGACCATACATTATAATAAATACTTTCATCTTTTAGTCTAATAAGTGGAACTCCAAGAATCTTAACTATATTTAGTCTGAAATTACCAGATATATCTAGACCTCCATTAATATTAAATTCTGGAGAATAAAATGTATGTATGTAATCAATAGAGCCAGTTATAGTTTCTTCGTCAAGCACAGGAGCCCCATAATATGATGGAATGCACCTATTATGCGCAACATCTAAATGAAATACAGTTCCTCCGATAGAGCATCCCTGAGCAACTACAGACTTATCATTAAGTGTTCTCTGTACTTTAACTATTTGAAAACCAGATATTTTAGATAAAGTAGTTGGTTCTATATTTCCTGTGTTTATACTAAACTCAATTGATATATTTTTAGCATAAGATGATAAATTCTTTGTAGAGGCTATATATGTTGATTCTAATATATTATTATCTCCATTAAAATATGGTATTCTTATATCCCCAATCCATTCGGTAAAATATGGTTTACCCTTTAAATCATAAGGAACTAATCCAAACCTATATGTTTCGCCCTGTTTAAAAGACGTTTCTTTCAATATGAATTTAATATTATCTGAATTTACAATTGTTTCACCATTATCCATTAATTTTACTGGTTCTCCAACCTTTATTTCGTAACTAACAATTTTGCCAGTTCCACCATAAGTAATTCCATCTGATTTTCTATCATATAAAAATGGATGAATTGAAGTTCCAGATGTTTTTTCAAATTCATTATTATATCTATTTATACAATCAAAATCTAATGGGATTGAGTAATTTGAAAATGTAAGTTCCTCGACCATACTGTACGATGAAGAGACCCATACATATTTCTGTATCAAATCTCCATCTGAAGATATAAGCCAATAAGAAGGATGTAGCACATTATCATTTGTATATATTCTAGAGTCACTATCACTATTAAATCTATATGCTCTACAATCCAATGATATTGTGTCACTAATTTCTTTAGTATTGGCTGCAAATAATATATTATTTTTAGTACCAATAGTTTCGGCAGATATTAAATTACCACCAAATATATTAAATTCCTCTAATGTTATTTGGTCTAATATAGTTCCATTATCAATAAAACTAAATGATGTTGATAGAACCTGCATTTCACCAACTAAACTAATAATTGGTGTATCTTTAACCTTATAATGAATAGAATATATTCTAATATAATTAAACGATAAATCTGGTAATGTTATATTTATCTTAACTGACTTTCCAGAACTAACCTCTAAATCAGACCCTTTAAATTCATTTGAACCATTATAATTACTTGATGTTAACGACACCAATTCACTACAAGTACTAAATGTAGTCTCTGAACCATATTTATTAAATAATTTACATGCGTATTGTATTTTACCAGACTCTATATTACCACCTTGAATTATATCTTGAAAAGTAATTATAGTACCAGAATTATTTGGAAGTATGTCTAATGTACTAACTGGAGGATATGATTCTAATAAAGTATTGGCTATATTGAATGCCCTTAATGGTTGATTTGGTACTGCAAAATATATTTTTTGGGAATATTCATTTTCAAACCTACCAATAGTTTCAATATTATCACAATCTTTAAATCCTAATGTGTTAGTAGTTAGGTTTGTATCAGAATAAAGTATATCTATAGTAGATAATGAATTATCTTGATTTAATACAGTTCTAATAATTGATGATACAGTTGATATTGGATTATATATTAACATAACCAAATAACTACCAACTTCAGAATATCCAACTAGCTTATTGCCAACTCCTATATTTACAACTGCTTTAGTACCTTTATAATTGACTAAAGCCCCATTTGATAGGGGCTCGTCTGATATTAATCTTAAGTCTTGAGCATCATAGAAACTCGATGGGTCTTGTTTGTTTTGAGACGTATCAGTATCAAGTTTTTTAAAGGTATTTACTATTGCTTTACTCATAATTATTTATTTAGAAATTACGTCTTTCAATCTTATTTAAACTAGCGAATCCATTTGAATGTTCATTAATCTTTGGAATACTTCTTAGCCATTGATTCTTTAATGCCTCCATGCCATCTATAGTTGGAATATGAGCCTTATTTCTAGCTGCTCCAACATAGAAGTCTCTTCGTTGCTCTGAGTCGTTTAGAAGCGCTTTTAAACCAGGGCTAGCAGGATTGCTTCTCCATCGTCTAAAGTCTAACTTATACATTATATGATATTTCAATGCGGATCTAAATTTCTCATCATCTGGAACCATTAAAAATCCTTCTGAATCAATTGGATATGCTTTGTATTGCATATTAATAAATCCTTTCTCAAATGAAGTAAATATAATTCCATTATTGATTTTATATGTATATGGAGATAATCTGTTACCAATAATTCTTTCACCATTAACAACACCACTAGAAGTTATAATAGTTGAATCATCTTGAATAGTAGTTTGATTTACTATAAGTGCTTGACTAGTAGTCTGATTTGTAACAGTCATATTACCAGTAGCTGCTGTGAGAACTAGTGTTGAACCATTCTGAACTTTACTAACTGTAAATTCAGTAGGTCCAATTATTGCTTTAATATAATAAGTATCAGTAGTATTAACCCCACCGAATACAGTTCCACTAAATTTTACAGGTTCATATATCTTAAATGTAGTACCAGATAAAGTAGTTTTAAAACTATTGCCAGCATAATCATTTATTGGCGAATTAGCTATTGGATAAACATAATCAGGGTCTGGTAGATTTTCTAATCTATCATAATGAGTAAGACTATTAGATTCAATCATCTCTTCAGAATATGCAATAGCATGATTACCATCCAACATAACTTTTCTCATATTAACAAGATAAGCCAAGTCATTTGGTAAAAATGCACGATAATCTTCTACTGTAATTATATCAGCACCAACATTGGCAATCCCATTAGTTTGCTTATCAATATAAGTATATGGAATACCAAGAAGACCAACTAATTCAGCCGCATCTTCAATAGCAGTTTCAAAGTTAATCTCTTCTACCCCAGAATCCCTATAAACACTTTCAATTACTGGTTTAATTGATGTAAATCTTCCATCGTATGCCATAATTACATATTATTTACAAAGTTATCAATAGCTTTATCAAGCCCTTCATCTAATTTTAAATCATCTTCTGATAATGGATTTTCTTTAGCAAAATATTTTTTGTAAATAGATTCATACTTGCCTTTTCTTTCACCATATTCATCTAGACACACAAGAAATCCATTCTCAATTTCTTCTACTCTAATCTCTTTAGTCCACTCATTATTTCTTGATGATTTAACCCAAGTCTTATATTGCTTTTTACTGGCTGGCGATGCCTTTACTTTATTTTCCATAATGCCTATAAATAATATTCGTTAGTTCTTTCTTCGTTATTAATCCATGCAGCTAATCCACGTCTACCACTATAATAACCATCTTTAGTTATTCCTCCTTTAACTGTGGTAAAGTTGTAAACATGTTTATTATTAGACTTGCAATGCCTTTTATTCCACAACCATTTCATTGTGTAACCATTACTGTGGTCATTTGTATATATCACTACCTTCTTATCTGGAATCTCTTTTAATTTATCCCAATCTAAAGTTCCATATAATTGCTTATACATTTCTCTAGTCTTACCCCAATCAACACCATTTCGTCTAGTTACTATCTTACCATCTTTAACCTTAACAAATGACTTAGTGCTTCTAATCCTTAATGAACCTAATCCATAAGGAACCCTAAACTCCATTGATTCTGTTATAATCTTATCTGATACAGTCTTGTTAAATGTATGACATATATCCATATAAATCTTTTGGTCTATAACTGATTTCTTATGTCCTTTCTTATAAAATTTATAAGCATCCACAAGTGTCCCAGTTATCTCAAACTTCCTAACATACTTCTTCTTCTCCATTAAGTTGTTATTAGTTAATATTATTTATTATCTACTTCTCCAGAAGCATCATTATCAGTATCTGAATTTACTGCTATAAATATTTTTAAATCAGTTGCTAATACTTGAGTTTTAATATATTCGTAAGCTTGTATCGTTATCGGGTAATCATGTTCAACACAATCAAATCCAGTAATAGTTTCGGGGTCTTCAAATACAGCCTTAATTGAAAACTTATTAATAGTTGGTAATTTAGTTCCTTTACTCTTCATGAATAATGTATCGTTCTTATACGTTACATAAACCCAGTTCTGATTAAATCTACCTTCACCACTATATTTAAATGCATAATTATTTACTACTTTAAATGGTGATGCATTTAATGCTATACCTTTATATAGATTATCGGCCTCACTAATTTCCATTATGATTGGCCCATTACGACTAAATACTATCTTAGGTAATCCTAATAGTTTATAAGTTTTAGTCGCATCAGTTGGATTAGATATCAACTGCTTGCTACTAGTAACACAGTACTGGTAGAAATGCTCTGGCAATGGTTTCCCTGGCTCAATATATTGCTGAACATACTCAGCACGTTTAGACTTAATAAATGTCTCTATGAGCCTTATATCAAGCTTCTCGTCATCACTAATATATCCACCACGGATTATATCAAGAATTGCATATGTAACTTCACTTAATAACATAGTAATAATTTTTTGCAAATATAAGTAATTAATTTTGAATACACAAATGTTAGAATTTAATATGGCCAGTTATCTCTAATCCTTTTTTATTAAAGTCGGTAATATATCTAGCTCCAGCACCAATATTTTTATAATATACACCTACCCCAGCGCCAATATATCCAAATGAATTATATGATACATCTATAAATGGAGTAAATAATCTTACCTTGGTTTTATCAAGAAGTGAATTGTAAATCTCTTGTTGTTCAGATATTGTTTTATCTTTCTTTACAATCAGCCCATCTTTAAGTGAATTCTGATTATCACATTCTTTTAATTGAAGTGAATCATATATAGCTTTTGTTTTAAGGTCAGATATAACAATGCACTGTCTTCCTATAGCATCCTTGCATTTATCGGTAGTATTAGTATCATTTAATACGACTTGTACGGATGAATCAGCTTGAGCTTCATGGCGTACGATAATAGGCCTTATTGCATCACTTAACTTCTTGTTTAAATCTCCTATTACTTTACTTGAGTCAATTAATTGCTTAGCATATTTAGAATTAAGCTCATTGGCTCGAACCACTAGTGCTGACTGTAATTGCTCTGAATGAGTATTTTTCTCTATGGATACACGACCGATAAAGAATCCAATTACTAATGCTATTACTGGAATATACCAGTACTTTTTTATAATTTCTATCATATTAAAATTCTTTTAATAAACAATAACTTATTCTATGTTGTTTTGATACAAGGTTTATAATTGCATAATAATCCTCTGCTTTATTTACTACTTGACATCCTTCTGACCATTTTCCTATAACCCAACCAATAAACTTTTTTGCCAAACTAGGTTTTTCATAAGTGCAAGTATGAAAATTAATACCTATAATACCTTTTTGTATAGCTCCAATTTCATCTGATTTATCATTCTTATTATTATCACGATAATATAATATATCTTTAACTTGAACTAATGCTTGCATCTTTCCTTTGTGCAATCCATTTGCCCATAAATCATAAGTCCACTCATCTGCCTTTACAACTGCGCATCCTTTAGAATTATATGTGGCAAAATTATTTAATCCCCATTTTCCAGGATTAGTAGTTCCACTAGTAACCATGATAAATTTTTCTCCTTTAAATAAATATAACTTATCATCATAATTATCTGATTTATCTTCATTAGAACGTATTCCGCATATCCAATATCCAAGTGGAATTAATTTAAAGCTAGATAATGATTTTACTCTATCTAATATTTGTTTGTCTGTATAACTTTTCATGACTCTTTCTTTAATATTTCACCATTAGAATTTCTTGTAAAACTTTTAAAAATAGATAATAATGCTGGTGTTAATGATGTACCAATTATAGGTAATAAATCTTCTATAGTAGGAATTTTACTAATAGTAAGGAATCCACTAATTGAGAATAGAAATGTACCTATAAAATAGTATAATGCATTAAGAAAATCAACTCCTTTTATCTTGCCAAATTCAGAATTATTTCTCATAATAAACTAGTTAATATATTATCAACGCCACTACCAATCAATGCAAGTAACCCCAATATTAGTAATACAGCAGTTTTAGGATTTGTAGATAAAAATGATACCCATTTAAGCTTATCAACCTCTTCTGTGAGTGCATTTATTTTAGTTGCAACATCTTTTCTGCATATAGCACAATCTTTCTCTATATTAGTTTTATGACCAGTAAGTATGTTTATAATTTGTTCATGTCTCTCCTCATGTCTAGCATTCATATCAAGAAATGTTTTATCTAATGCCATTGCCAATAATTTAATAGTAGTTGGTATCTCTCCAGTTTGGCTACCTAGTGCTGCTACTGTTTGTTTCTCTAAATCTTCACTCATTTCATTTGTTTTAAAACTGTTATTACTTTATATATTGTATATTACTAAAATCACACCTCCAATTAAAATTAATGCGTTAATTATCCAATACCAAATCCCTTGCAAAAAGTCGTACTTTCCAAAATAGTTCCATTTTTGACCCATTATCAAATTAATGATAAGATTGTAGCCAGCCCACGAAATAACTCCGTAAATCAAAGCACATCCAATTGAAGGGGCTTGTAAAACTAAACAAGCCCGAATAATAAACGATGTAACATGCCAGCCTGTAGCGGATGTTTTTCCTTGTTGCCAATTAATTATTTGACCGTTAAAGATGGCAAATAAGATAAGGATTAAAACGGTCATACTATTTCAGCAGTAATATTTTCAACAAAATTATCATCTACATATTTGTACTTATACAACTCGTTAACTATATCAGACGGAAAATTAATAACCTCTATTTGATCATCATTTTCTTTGTTAAGACTCACCTTGTAAATCTCCCAACTTTTATTTATTCCTATCCACATATTACGGTATGTTTACGATTTCTACATTATAATAATTAACTCCTGATTTGTTTACTCCAAAAAATATAAGCCTATTATTTACAGTGTCTATATTTAGTGCATTGTGAGTGTTGAAATTCAAACCGCTAGTCGGTGGCGCATATAACGTACTAGTATCTGTAGGCATATTAAAAGCTGCAAAAGTTTTTCCAATATCGCTTCCAGTCCCATTTCCTGAGATTATATAAGCCTTTTCGTTAAATACCTCGACTGATGCAAATTTAGTATCAGATATTCCTATATTTATGGATGTTACTACTGTAAATGTAGTAGCGCTCACCTTGAATACTATTCCTGTCGCACTAAGTACATAGATGTATGTTCCGTCTGCATTTTTAAATAGATTATTTGGAGATGTAGTGCCGCCTGCGCCAACAGCTAATGTTGCTACCCACGTCATATCTGATTTATTAAACTTATAAAGACTAGATGCATTGTGCATATAAACATAATCTCCAACAGAAATAGTGTATGGATAATAATTTGCAACTCCACCACCTGTAGATGTCACTAATGTAGTTCCAGTTAGCTTGTATGTCACACTTCCTGTATTATTTGCAAAATAAATACTTACGCCATCACTGTACATCGGGATAAATGTGCTAGCATTAGAAGTCCATGAAAATGAAGTTGTGGACAGCGTAGTTAAATCAATTACTCTTACGGCATAGGTGCTTGATATTGCCGAACTTACATATAGATTATTCCCTATCGCTTCGATTTGATATACGGTAGAACAAGCTAATATTCCCCTAACTGATCCGCTAGATAAATCAAGTTCAATTAAAACCCCCCGTTCAATTGAATAGTAATATAATTTGCCGTTATATTCTAATGCGTGCTTATTATAAAATGCTTGTCCTATTGTGCCATACCACCCAGCGTTCCCGTCTCCATTTCTATAGCATCCGTCCTCATCAAATACAGCCAATCCACCAATTAAAATCTTACTAAGAAAAGTAGAGTAATATGCAAAGGTACATCCACCGTTTAAAGTCTTAGCCGCCAAAGATCCCGCATTTAAAATAGGAGATGATGTGCTACTTTTTTGAATTACCATATTTTGAATACCAATAGATGCGACCGTCGCATTTATTGACTCTCCTGCTACAACTAATGCAGGCAAAGTAAGAGGAACATAAGAAGATGCGCCAATTCTAAGTATAAATAGACTCGTTGTCGTTCCGTAACTTAATAAAATTCCTGTTTGTTGAACGTTAATTGTAGATGATAATGTTATGAAATTAACTGGTTGAGTATGTGATATTACAACCATTTCGTTTTGAGGATAATCAATGAAAATAGACAGAATATCCCCAGTCGCCAATGCTGGTAATGAATTAGAAAATGTAATTACATTTCCAATTACAGAAACTATATTATCTTTTAACATTGACGATGCAATTACTACCTTTTGAGTCTCGTTAATTAAAACAAGAACGTCATTCTTTGCAAAAGCTCTGCCGTCTGTAATTGTTATCTTTCTAGTTGAATCTGTTGTGAAGGTATAAGCTCCTTCTTTTATTAGTTCTCTCATAATACTATAATCCTGCGTAAATTAAATTTAAAATTGATTGAGATATTCCTAAAGGTATTCCGACTCCATTGCCAACTATTGTAACACCGTCTACCTCTACGGATGTCAATCCATTTCCAGCGGGTGCATTTCCTTGTAAAACTTTACTTCCTGTAACATTAACGAGGCTCTTAACTACCCAATTACCACCAACATAAGCAATAATTATTTTAGAAATACAAACTACCTCTTCTGCTACTAATCCGTTAAGATTTAACTCCGAACTGTTTCTAAGTTTTTCAGTATTTACGGCAGTTAGAATTGCAGGTGAACCTGAACCAGTAGCCTGTGTAATCCATTGGGGTTGAACAAATAGCAATCTATGCTTCTGACTAAACGCATCCGCCGCCATTGGTTGGGCGTAAATCCAAATTGTTGAAACACTGTTTGCCGTCATTAAGGTATTAACCCACTCAGTTGTGAACTGGTTGTAATATGGATTATTAACTAATAGTTTTACAATATCCGCCTGGTCCAATACTGTATTTTCAAGACTAGCCCCAGTTAAATTAAATTGAGTATATAATTTAGTTGTGAGTGCTGAAATTGTAGTCGGTAAGTCTTCATCATTGATAATCAAACTAGAAAGATTTGGTCTACGATTTGCAGCTACGGTACTATCTAAAATGACGTCTGTAATATCACCACCAGCTCCTTTATAAGCACCTATGGTTTCGTGCAGCTCTTTATGCGTTTGCCATGTCATTAATCCATGAGGTTCACGGTAGTATTTCCATGTAGAATTAGTAGTTCCGTACTTTGCAATAGCAATCATTATAACGTCAAATGTCCAAACAGTTTCACTCCAAACAAATGATGTTCCGTTGTAATATAGGAAGTACTTTTTTGTTATGTCTGCTCCGTGGGCATCCGAAATCCATCCATTAACTAATGCAGGAACTAATTCACCCCTGTAAGAAGCCGCAACTGTTCCGCTTAATGTTATTTTTCTTGTCGCTGAATCGCCCGTAACAACTACTAAACTAGGTTCGTGAAATCCAGTAGGCTCTTTAGTTAATTGGTTTTGAGTTTTTGGAATAAAATCACTAACTTTTGAAGTGAAATCAAATACTCCGAGAGCTTCATTCCAAACTGGAATTTGGCCAGTAGTATTTAGCGGAGTTCCGTTAACGTCTGATAAATCACTTAATTTCGGATAGGTAATTGTACTCAATGCAATTTAACGGGTGCAAGTCTTGAAAATACAGTACTTGACCAATCAGATATTGTAAAACTATTAGTCAATAATCCATATTATAACCAATTTACTACAGAATGGGTTAATACTTTAATGCCTGCTAACAGCGTTTCAACAATTTGGATTTATGCTCAACCGATGGCAGCGGATGCTTTTAGTCAAAAGCATAGATTACTATTTGTTCAACCCCAATGGGTTACGCAGGCTACAGGTTCAGGCGCCCCCGCTATTTTAACGGCTGTAAATACCGAAAAACTTAGAAACAGTTCGGAATTAAATCTTAATGGATTAGTGGCGGAGGAAATAGTTTGTATTTCTAAAATAATTATTGCTTATGTTGGTGGTAATTGGGTAGTTAAGGGCTTAGTAAATATTACAGGAAGTAAAGTTTTACAAGGTAATGCGCCCGCAGGAAATGGATTGACATCTGTAGAAGTTGATGGTATCACAATAATAGGAAATGGAGCTGGAATACCATTAGTTATTTCACAAGATATTTTAAATTTAATTTACGCAGGATTACGATAAAATTATGAAACAGACAATAAAAGACGGTCGAATAGACACGAGTTCAAACGCTAAATATACGTTCGTAGCTGGAAGTAGAAGCATAACTATTTCAGACGCAAATTTTACAGACCAAGATGTTATCGTTATTATTAACGAAACTCAAAAGAAACTACTTGCAGGCTCATTTAATAAGGATTTAATTATTTCTGTAGTTGGCGGTGTAATTACTTATTCAAATACCCTACCTGTTTTAGCTACTGGAGATAAATTAAGCATTGATATTGATTATGGGGCTGTACCAACAGAGGCATTGGTTAATGAAATGAATGTTGACAAGGCTATTGTTGCACAGGCTATTAGGGACAAGGGGCAGCAAGTTTCAGATGTTGATAATTCTGTTTTGATGGCATCTAAAATTAGAGCCATTAGTTCGACTATCAATGTAGCAAGTACAAGTGGTAATCCTCCAGATTGGCATAATATAAATGAAGCCGTTGCATCTGTAAACGATGTAAATTACTCTTATAAATATGCGTTGTTAATACCAAAGGGAGTTGATAAGGTTTACTTACAGGGTGGAAATCTATTTACAATGTCGGATGGTATTTCAACGACTTCGACAGGTTATTATACATTTGACAAAACGAAAGATGAATTGGCAGCCGTAAAGGCATTCTACGAAGGACAGATGACGTGGATGACTAATGTAATAAGGATAGAATCAAATACAGCAGGGATGAGTGGAAACGTGAACCTTATCGTTCATGTAGGAGAAACGATTACAGCAGCAATAGCCTTGCACAATAGTATTTCTGACAATAATAAAAAAATTACATTAATGAGTGGGAATGGAAATGACTCGCCTACTTTGGGAGACTCTGTGATTTCAATTACTGGTGGCTATCAAGGGAATGCAGGATTTTCAACTCGATGGATAGTTTTTTCTTCTGCAAGTCCAAATCCAGTACATTCTTTTGCAACTTCTATTGGAGACCCAGCATTTACATGGGCTAGAAAAATTATATGGTTATTTATTTATAACGTGAGTATTCAGGGACTAAATATGAATGGTTGTTCTATTAATAAAATTTCATTTGATGAAACGTATAGATTAACAAATGGAACTGATGAACCGGCCAGTAATACATATAAATTTATTCAGCAGAGTAATCAATTTGCAAGTAATTATATTCAAAACTTTAGATTTCCACCGTTTAAAGAAAATTTAAGTGATGTTGATAAAGCATTAGAGCTTGCTTTGACTGGATTATTTTATGGCTGTTCATTGCAGCAGGTAGTTTTCCCAGCCAATATGAAATCATTATCTATTACTGGTAGTACGGTGTTTTACGGTATTCCAATTTGTGATTTTATAATGCCGTCAGGTTTAATTTCGTTGAATTTGTCGGCTGGATTAATGCTGCAAGCTGCAACTTCTTTATCATACATCTACGTTTCGAAGCCAAATGTATCATTTACTACTTTTAGTACACAATTTTTACAAGCTCTTACTCAGCCTATAAAAATAGAACTAGAAAAATTTTGGAATTATTCAATCAATTTTGCATCAGCAAATTCACCGTTGCTACAAGCAGTAGAAATGAAAGAGTTTATCCTTGCAAGATTAGCCCTATATGATATGTGGACGGCGGTGCCGACAAATAATGGTAGATTTTCTTCAAATGGAACTACAACTTTGACAGCTACTGATGGACTAGATTTTACTCTCTATTTCAGAAGCGGAATGTCAATCCAAATTGAAAAATTAGATGGCAGTTTTGAAACGAAAGTGATTTCAGCGACTCCAGTAACTGCCAATACAATAGTACTAACTACAGCAGCAAGTACAACGGCTACAGGCAGAAGATGCAAGGTTAGCGGATTAACGTTGACTTTTGGGGCTACAAATTTAGCTAAAATATCAGGAAGCGCAGAAGCAATTGCAGCACAGGCAGCCGGTTGGACGTTAGCTTAAAAATAGAATATATGATAGTAATTGAAAATGGACACCGAACCCAAACGGCAGATGAAGGAATGCTTCTCACAAATGGAGAGTCGTTCAGCAAAGAAGTTTATCTAGGTGACGGCGCTACGGCGTGGGATGAAGTATTGGATATTGGACAGTTAGAACCTTTAACCACTGAAATTATACCGTAATGCTTAACTTCTTAAAATCAAAAACTAACGAAAGCATGAAGCGACTTATCGCTTCATGCTTTGCTTTGACGTTAATTATATTAGCGTTTTTGTTAAGAACACCTCAGATAATCGAATTACTGTTTTATTCGATTTGGTTATTACTGGGATTGGCAACAACGGAAACAATCGCAAATTTGGTTAAAAGAAAATAAATTAGTACATTTGCAAATGAACACACTTAATTGGGAATAATTATGACTTTATTAGAATCAATTGCTTTGGCATCTTTTATAATTGTGAACCTAGGCTCATTAATTGGGACTTATGTAACTTTAAGCACCAGGATTGCAGACAATACGAAAGATATTCTTACTATGCGAAAGGATTTTGAAGAACATAAAATCGGTAATGATAGAATTTTTACGGAAATTAAAGAGTTGCTGAAAGATGACCGAGAAAGGAATCATGATGGACATGAAAAAATTCTCGACATGGTAAACTCTTTGAAAGATTCGCTAAATGGAATAAAAATTGAAATTATTAAAACAATAAAAGCACAATGACAAAAATACAATCCCTCCACCCCACCATTAAAGACGAAGCGCAAACTTTAGTTGATACGGCTAACACCGAAATTTTAAAGTCGGGCGTAAAAATGTTAGTTACTCAAGGGCTTCGTACTTTTGACGAACAACAAGCACTTTTCAATCAAAGACCTAAAGTAACAAACGCAATGCCTGGACAGTCATTCCATAATTACGGCTTGGCTTTTGACTTCTGCCTAGTTCAAGGAGATAGAACTATTTGGGATACTGCAAAAGACTTTGACTTGGACGGCACATCAGATTGGATGGAAGTTGTAGCTTTATTCAAATCACATGGGTATGCTTGGGGGGGTAATTTCAGATCCATATCTGACAAACCCCATTTTGAAAAAACTTTCGGTCATACTTGGCAACAGCTTTTAGCGTTAAGAAAAGCAGGTAAAACAGAAAACGGGTATGTAATAATATGAAAAACTTTATAATTCAAAACTTAGGATGGTTTGCTGTAGCAGCTCTTATCCTTTTTATTCTCTCAACTCCTGACTGCGCAAGTACACCTGAAAAGGTTTATACTCAATCTGATTTGACTAAACAGCGCTTAGAAATTTCTAATAAGTACCTTCAGCAACTTGCGGATTCTTCTGAAGTAATCCAGGAACAGCAGAAGCTGATAAGCGATGGACTGAAACCTATCGTTGTCTATAAGACTTTAAAGGCTAAAATCTCTGTAGCTGCTGCCCGTGCTGACACGAACACAACCCCAATAGCCAATACCGCCATCGACGACCAAGAAACGCTTATATTCGATTTAGGATTGAAGTCCTATAGCGATTCGATTCAATTGGCCGAATGCACAAGACGACAAATTATAAAAGATTCAATCATGTCAGAAACCCGAAGAGCGTTCAACACTGAGGTTTTGGCCGGGATTGAAAACTCTAAAGTTGCTGACAAGAAAACTAAAGCTAATAGGTTTACTTTGTTTATTGCTAAAGCAATTATTGTAATTGAAACTACTTTACTTATTATAAAATAGATTTTGTACTGTTTTCATTTTGAGGATTAATACCAAAGGATAGCTGGGCTGTGAAGTTCGGCTATTTTGCCCTAATTGAGTATCAAGCACTTATAGAAAGTAAAGTTAAAAGATTACTTTTTATTGAAATTAATTGATAAAAGGCTTGGTAGTTTAATTTGCGTGATATACTTTTGCAATGTCTTAGACAAGTGTCCTAGACTAATTAAAACGTAAAAGATATGAAAGCGATAACTAAAATAAAGTTGCATTTAGCTCTTCCTAATTACATACCAGCTTCCGACCGGCATATTTCAAAAATGAAGACAATGAGGTTATCTGAAAACCTTCCAGGGTTAAAAGTCATGAAACGGTTTATGTCGAGAATGGCAAATAACAAATTTAGAGATGCTGCGCTGGCTGCTAAATAAAACTTAAAAAAAACAAAGATATGGAATTGATAGAAAAACCTAATTTAAGGTTGACAATAGAAGCTTTAGAGGTTGGGGCTTTTATCGACTTACCAAAGAATGGTTTTACAGCTAGCGCAGCTAGAAAAGCAGTACAGCGTATTTACGAAAAGCAGATATGGGTAAAATCTAATACTTTTACTTTTATAGCGTTGGAATGGT